TGGACTTGATCAGTTGCAGATCAATCGTCCTGTCTGCCAGCGACTGACCAAAGAACTTATGCGGGATCGGGATCGGGCAGATCACATGGAACGGAACATAGTCCGTCTTCTCGTTGCTCAGAATCTCGTTGTTGCTATAGAAAATCTTACGCAACTCAGCTAGACCGTCACCGTCATAATCCACATAGATGTAGCACTCGAAAACCTCGACCTCCTGCATCGACTCATCCAGCGAGGTGACCTCGAAAGGCTCCTCTCCAGGTGTGTATCGAGCAAGACGCTCCTCGGTGAAGTCCAGACTGTTGAATGCTGGCAGCGCGTCTACAGTCTCTTTATTGAACCCCATCTGGATCAGGATCGACCTGGGAACCAGAGTCCGGTGAGCAAGGAATGGCGCATCCTGAACGGTTCTAGCCTTCTTGCTGACGATCAACTCTTCCGGAGGTACGTTCTCCACGACAACGCGACCGATCTTGTTGCGCTGCTGGACGACAACGCTGCGCGTCTGCATGACCTGACCGTCAACCTCGACTTCCTCGATCTGCTCTGCAACAACCTGTCTGGTTCCGTCTGCCAGCAACAGTGCAAGCTCGATCTCTGAGAGGTTCTTGTAAACCTCCTCGATCACATCCAGCTTCTCATCCCAATACGCTTTAACGGTTCCAGTCTTCTGGAGCAGCGCATCCTTGAACCAGTGATGCAAAATGGTGAAACCAGGGTTTTGCTTGTAAAACACCCAGTTTGCGTAGTCCGTTGCTTGCTTCGCACCTTCCTCATCACCTGGGCCAACAGGCTCATATTGGATGATGTCATCAGCGCGAGTGAATACCCGGATCAGATCAGGCAACGCACCGTCTACAGCCTCTGCAACCTCTGCGGTGATGATCTGTGATCGACCTTCTACCTCGTTGCCATACGGCTTGCGGAGGTAGTAATCCATCGCTTTGGCGCGTTCAGCGGAAGTCTCTGTGTCGAGATAGCCAATAGCGTCATCGATCTCAGACGACAGAATGCCCTTGAGCCTACCTTCATCCATTTTGCACCTCTGCCCTGCGAGTGTATTGCCGTTTCGGTGGAGGATCTGCCTGTTTCAGCGCAGCAATCTCCTGCTCCAACTGGCGAATGCGCTCACGCAATTCGTGAATGGTTTGGTCGAAATCTCGACGTAGAACGATGTTTCCCTGCGGAACTAGCATCAAACCACCCATTTTGCACTATGTTTAATCGGTTTACCCCAATCGTCATTGGACATCATTTCCAGTGACTCTGCAAGATAACGCCATGCATCAGCAGCATGAGAATGCTCATCATGCAGTGGCGCACCAGCCTCCTGCGTGACCTGATTGATTGATCTGCGATACCGTTTGAGATGGTTTACAAGTTCCATCGTCTTGTCAGCGTCGAAATAAGCCCTTGGAAAGACCATCCTGGCGATTCTGATGCCCTCCTCTGGGTTACCCCTTGGCAGCACGGTAACTCGCCTTCCAAGCGTTTCTAGCAGGTTCTGGGTGGACTTACCGGTCTGGAAGTTCTTGTTTGCTCCGTCGTGCGGGATGAAGTCTGTTCCCCATCTCCATTTCCTCGACTCGATCTCCATGACATAGCTGTCAATGGTTCGATGAGAGTCCTCGATGAAGTCAATGATCCTGACTTCTGACGCAACCTTCTGGACAAAGATGATCGACATGGAGTCGTTCCATCCCAAATCCCAGACAGTGTGGACTTTCAGTGTTGGATCGTATGGCACAGACCTGATCCGGCCTTCTCGCTGCAGAGCTTCAATCTCATTTGCGTAGATCGCACCGTCTACAGCAGGTCTGCATCGACCCTCCCAGACTGTCAGATACCCAGTCGGATCTCTGTCTAGCCAGTCTCTGCGCTCTTTGTCTAGCTCTTCCGGGAACCACGGGTTGTCTGACCAGTTGACCTGACAGACCCAGCTTTCAGCAGGTGGATGCGTTACAAACCGGGTGAACGTCTCATCGGTATCCAGTTCTGGATTGAAGCTCACCCAGATCTCTGACCCTGGCTTGCGAATGGTCGGAATCAGGATGTCCCAGGATCGTTTACTGACAACCTGAGCCTCTTCCACCCAGCAGACATCTGTACCTTCGTACGATTTAAGATTTGCAACACCCTGCTGACGGATACCTGCGAATGTGAACTCTGTCCCATTCTTGCCGATGATCTTTGTCTCTTGGACCTCGTAGAACTCAGCGAGGTTCAGCAGATCAATCTGATCCTTCAGCAGCCTGTGGACAGACTCCTGGATGCTCTTCTGCGTCTCCCTAGCGCACAGAACACGAATAGGCTTGCTTGCACCTATCGCCACCAGTGCGCGAGCAGCAGACCAGCTTTTGCCTGACCCCCTGCCGCCATGAAGTATCTTATATCGCTTCGGCTGAAACAGCGGGAGCAACTTACTCGGAATCTCGACCTTCTGCCTCAACTCCGACCACCTCTAGGATTGCTGCTGTTTTGATTGGCTCACCATCGAGGCCTGAATGCTCGACAACGTGCTTCTCTTTCCACCCAGCCCTTGTCTTGAGCCAGAAGATCATCGCTGTTGTGTTGCCTGCTTTGGCCTGCTGGAACAACGTCTGAGCGACCGCTGCATTAGCCTCCATTCGCCCTTCTGTCAGTTCCTTCTTGTAGTGCTTGGTGAGTGTATCGTGGTCAATCTCTAGCTTGTCTGCAATGTCAACATAGCGCACCCCGACAGCGGATAGCGTCTTGACTAGCCGACGATCCTCGTCCGTTGGTTTATGCCGCTTGCCTTGCATTTTTTATATCCGAAAGTGTATTAAAAGTGTCACCCGTCGCCTCTAACGTTGCCTGTTTGCCGGTGAAGTCTTGCCAGCGTTTTACGATTAAATCTGTGTAAAAAGGACTTATTTCAGTCCCACACGCAGCTCTGCCATTCTTTTCTGCGGCAATGAGTGTTGATCCGCTTCCCATAAATGGGTCGAACACAAGATCGCCTCCATCCGTGTAAGCTTTGATAAAGAATTCTGCCAATCCTACCGGGTAAGCCGCTGGATGACCTAATGCTTCTGAATGAAATGTTGGGAGTCTGTTCCCAGGATAAGCCATTCCTTCACTAATTTGGTTTCCTTCGACAGCCGAAACATGACCTTGACGTTTGGCCGCACTCGTATTACCGGCCCCTTTGCCTTTAGCCTTTGGAACGGCTTTCGACTTGTGTTTTACCTCATCCGGCCTAAACTTCCAATCGCCCTTGGTAAAGTGATAGATCGGCTCGAATTGGTTTTTGAACCTTCTTGATACTTGTTGCGGAATTCCAGCCCTCTCCCAACAGAACTCATCTGCAAAGTTCCACCCCCAATCTCTCACATGAGATAGAACCAAGTCAAAGACATACAACTCTCTTTTTATACCTTCAGCATTTGGCTTAATGTTGCAGAAATAAGATCCATCATCGGCAAGATTAGCCATGATGTTTGACGCTATATCCTTATACCAATTCACATATTCATCTGGATGAATAGGCTTGAACTTGGATGAAGTGTCATATTCTCTTTGCGCCGCATATGGTGGAGATGTAACAACCAAATTAATCCTTCGTCCATTCACAACCTTATCAACATCTGCCAAAGACTTGCAATCCCCGCACATCAACCGATGCTTACCAAGCAGCCAGACATCCCCTAGCTTGGTTACCGGATCAATCGGAGCCTCTGGAACCTCATCCTCGTCTGTCAGACCTTCCGTAACCTCTACCGGCATCAGCGCGGCAATCTCATCTGCCGAGAATCCAGTCAGGTCTGTGTCGAATCCCAAGTCCTTCAGGTCTGCAAGCTCAATCGACAGCAGGTTGTCATCCCACCCAGCATTTAGCGCGAGCTTGTTGTCAGCCAGGATGTAAGCCTTGCGCTGCGTCTCTGAAAGATGACTCAACCTGATACAAGGCACTTCTGATAGGTTTAGCTTTCGAGCAGCCATCACCCTGCCATGACCGGCAATGATGCTGTTGTCGTCTGCTATCAGTACAGGGTTGTTGAACCCAAACTCTCGGATGCTTGCAGCAATCTGGGCAACTTGCTCGTCCGAGTGTGTACGCGCATTCCTGGCGTATGGAATCAGCTTGTCGATTCCAATCTTCTCTATCATTCCGACTCCTAACGGGTCATCGGTTTACTTTACCTTTACCCGATCCTTAATCAGTCTTTCGATCTCTGGATCACCCATCTGCTCCGGTGTTGGTGCAAACAATGCTCTCTTACGATTGTCTGTGGTTGTTGCCGGTTCAGACAAATAGTATACAGCGATTGAGTTTCTGGTTACATCAGCAGGACATTTGATTGGATCAGGCAGTCCATGCCATGAGCCTCTGGTGTCGAAGATCACTGCCCTGTTGAACTTCGGCTCAATGACCTTTGCAAGAGTTCTGCTGTCCTTGTACAGGCCCAACCCACCACCCCATTCCGGTTGCCATGCAGGAGACAGGTAAACAATAAGGTTAAGCCTACGTTGTAGATGTAGCTTTGGATGGATGTTGTAATCCAGGTGAACATTGAGCTTCCCTCCTCTGCTGTGCTGATGCCAGCCACCACCGTGTAGTCCTTGGTCAGCGAACAGATCCTCGTC